CGTTTCGTATATTACTGAAATTCCTGTTTCTTGTTCAAATTTTTTAATAAGCTCTGGATCAATATATTCCCCCCAGTTGAAAATAGTTAATGTTTGTTTATCTTCACTATTTGAGCTATCAATAAAATTACGGCTATAAAGTAATCCCAGGCATATTACTAAAATCGATAAGGCTGACATCAATAATTTTTTCATCTTATTCTACCTCCCTTTTCAATTTACTTGTATTAATTACATAATATATTAGTACCGCAACTATAACAAAAATAGATAATACTGTTGATAGTGCATTAATTTGCAGGTTAATTCCTTGGCGTGCCATTGAATAAATTTCTACCGACAATGTTTGGAATCCATTACCAGTCACAAAAAATGTTACTGCAAAATCATCAAGAGAATAAGTAAGCCCCATAAAGAAACCTGCCCAGATACCTGGAGTTATATAAGGGATAACAATTTTGCTTAAAACTTGCGGATATGTTGCACCAAGATCAACTGCTGCATCAATAATACTTTTTGGCATTTCATATAATTTTGGAAGAACCATAAGCACTACAATAGGAATACTAAATGCAATATGTGATAAGAGTACTGACCAAAATCCTTGAATATTATCAATACCAAATTGTTTACTGATAAACGTAAACATTAATAGAAATGAACATCCTATTATAACATCCGGACTAACAATAAGAATATTATTCCCTACTAGATAACTATTTTTTTGCCTATTAGATTTTAATGAATATATACCTAATGCTCCTAAAGTTCCAAATACTGCAGAAAACAATCCACATAATAAAGCAACAACTATTGTATTGATAACAATAACTAGCATTCGAGAATTTTCAAAAAGTTCTACATAATGTTGCCAAGAAAATCCTTCAAAATCAATCATTGTTTTTCCAGAATTAAACGAGTAATATCCTAAGTAAATAAGCGGTATATATAAAATAGCAAAAATAACCACTAAATAAAATTTTGATGCTAATTTCATTATTTTCTACCATACCCACAAGGATAAGACTTCCTACTTTTGGTTTGATATACATTCCTCCTATGCCAAGTGCTATGTTTAAAAACGGTAGCTTCGTGTCTAAATCAGTAGCCTCGCAGGTTTTTTCCTGCCAATCTACAGAGGTTACTGTTGCCCATTGTAGCACTTTGGGGATAGCTTTCTTTATCTTTTCAGAAAGCAATATGTCAAACTCGTCTATCTCGTTCATAACTATAATGTACTACCACTAATTTCTATTTCCTGCCTATATTGGGCGTTGCTAATACTCTTCTTTACTCTATCTACATAGTACTCACCGTGTCTATCGGGGTAGAGGGTGGAACTTAGGCGTATCTTCTCGCCGTGCTGCACGGAGGGCGTGCCATAAGTGGTAAAACTCCCCTCAAAACCCTCGCGCTTGTGCAGCTCATATAGGCGTTTTACTTCCTTCTCAAGTTCAGCTTGTGAACTAACGTGCCAAGTCATTTTTAAAGTCGTTTTAGGGTTCTCATCACCAAACTCATATTGTAATCTCTTGCCTTTACCAAAGGAGGAAGTGCCTATAATCTTTATGGTGCGCTCTTCTTTGCTTAGGTACTTAAGGTTATTCTCGGTGCAATTGCGTTCTAAGTCGAAATGCTTCATCTCATCACTTACTTTTACATCTGAATAAGGCTTGGCTATAGTGAGTTTGCCCTCACGAATAAAGCTGTATATTGACCAGTCTTTTTGGAGTTTGTCAAGCACAGCCCCTAATGTGGTATTGTTAAAACGTACGCCACCAAGGCTTATATCTTCTACTTCTAAAGGGTAGTCTTTTACTACTTCGGTGAGGAATGTTTTTAGACTTGCCTTTGCCGACACGTAATTGATGGGCAACTGACGTAGCTTCCACATTGCATCACTAAGGCTAATAGTGATAGGAAAGTCTGCTGATACTTGGGTAATGAAGCCCTCAAACTCCTGTAAGAGTTCACCATTGTAGCCCATTTGTATCACTACTTTGTCTCCTACGGCAAAGAGTTCTCGCACCTTTTGCTTATCAAAATCACCTACATTACGAGGTAGTACGACACTTGCCGTATCGGTAAGCATCTTCCACGAACTTTCAATTTCAATGGCTGAAACTTTCTGCACCTTAAAAGGGGTTCCCTGTTTAGGGTAAAAGGTAATGGCTACTTCAATGGCTAAGGTCATAGTCTGTAAATAAGTTCAAAGGGTTCGTCGCTAATGCAATTCAGCTCTATGGGAATGATGTTAGGTGTACCTTCCAAGCTATGTATATCAATGCTTTCAATCACTAAGTTGTGAATGTTTTTCCATCCAAAAAGGTCTCCTTCTACCGATATAGATTGTATTACCTCTGACCATTCTATAAGGCGTTTTTCGTATTCTCGTGAGCTTAACTCATCATTGTGGCATACGGTACGAATACGTATCTGCCAATCGTCAAAGCCATAGATTTCCTTAACAGTACCATTGCCACCTATTACATCTGTACGACTTATATTCTTTACTCTCGAAAAATCTACCATAGTAGCAGGAGGCAACCAAAAGTCGGCTAACTGCTTCTCTACTATCTTACTTTGGTAGTCGTAGAACTTGTAACTACCTGCGGTAAACTTCACTGGAAAAACAATGGGTGTACCGAGTTTGGATAGCCGCATAGCTTCCTCTCTTTCCACCGTACGGATACTGCCATACTCAGCTGTGCGGGCAGGCTCTTTGCCTATAGGTACGGTGAGGTACACGGGCAGGTTAGTGCCAAAAGCCAACTTAAAGAGTTGTGATATGTTATAGCGATTATCCATTGTCTATATTGAGCTTTAATAGTTTCTTGACAGCATCATAGTCTTTGCCGTCTCTTTCTAACTGTATCTTAATACGTTTCTCTACGGCCGTGCGATTATGTTTCCCTTTGATGAGCTCTACCATATTCGCTCCTACTAAAGGATCAGACTTCCAATTACCCTGCTGACTTTGGAGGATAAACCCTACCTCCTGCAACATACTTTCCCCTATGGAAAAGTCGCCCGCTATAATTTCTAAGTCGTTATGCTCATCTACAAGTATATCTTTCATAGTCTAAGGGCAATTATAAGGTTACTAAGGCGTCACGCATACGGTCATTAATTTTGCTAATTACTCCATTAGCGGCATTTTCTTTACTTCCAATAGTTTTGTCGATGGGGAAAGTGTTATTCATTGTGATATTAATGGTGATAGTCTTGCTTCCCCCACCACTACCTCCTACGCTCATTGTGCTGTCCTTTCCTCCTTCTTTGCCCCCTTTAGTAGGGGTGATAGGGTTAGGACTTGCACCTCCTCCAATAGCCGAACTGGCAGAAAGGTTGCCCGCTTTAGGGGCTTCGGTAGCTTCTTTTTTATCTTTATTCCAAGTAAGTGATTGTCCTGCCTTTATAAACTCTTCTTTAGCGGCAAGATTAGCTTCATAAGCTACTTTAGCACTATCGGCAATGGCTTTTTTACGGTTCTCAGTGTCTTCATTGATTTGGGCAAGCATCTTATTATTTTCGCTCTCATCTCCCAATCCTACAGCATTCTTAAACTCATACCATCCCTCTTTTATCTTATTAAGACCTATCATTAGGGAATTGACCATAGTTAGCCATACTGTTTCAATACTTGCTGAAAATCCTAGAAAGAGGAGTTTTGCGCCCTCCCACGTGTGTTTCCACGCTTCTCCCCAACCACTAACCTTATTAGCCAAGTATATAATACCTGCCACCAATGCGCCAATGGCAACGATAATAATACCAATAGGATTAGCTGACAGAGCTGCATTCCACAACCATTGTACGGCTGTAGCCGCCTTTGTCCATACAACCATTAGCTTCTGAACTACTACAGTTTGTTTAAGCCACCCTCCAAGAGCCTTTACCACAGGGGCAAGTCCTGAATAAGCAGACCCCATATCGCCCAAAGTGCTAATAACGCCTCCTAAGCTGTCGCCTACTACCCCAAGCACCTTGGTAAAGGAAAATGAACCTATTTTCAAGTCATCTAACCAAGCTTTACATCTGCCCATCCACTCACTCCAACCACTCATTACGATAGTAGCTTGTTCGGTAGCTACATTGGTACCGCTGATTTGCTCGGTAAGCTCCGCTTGTGCTTGTGCAGTATTGATAAGTCCTTGAGCAGCTTGTATATTTTCAGCTCCAAAGACGGCGGCCAAAACATCAGTATTTTGTCCTATCTTCTGCAACTCTTTGAGTCGTTCGGCAAAAGGTACCGTAGTGTCTGATACTTTTTGCATATTTACTCCATAGGCGGCAAGCATATTAGTAGCCTCTTTAGAGAGGGCAGAGGGTGCATTCATTTTAATAAGCACGTTCCTAAGTCCTACCCCTGCTTCGGCTCCATATTTTCCCGATTGGGCGAGAGCTTGCAGTGCGGCGTTCGTCTCCTCAAAACTTACATTAGAGAGTTTAGCAGCTCCACCTGCTTGTACGAGAGCTTGGGCTATCTGAGGCACTTCGGCAGCACCTTCTTTAGCTCCTGCTGCCATTACATTCATCATTCGCTCCATTTCGGCCGCTGCTGCGATAGGATCATCCAAATTCACTTTGAACTGAAGCATTGAGGTAGTAAGCGCATCGGTGGCTCCTACTACATCGCCTCCCATAGTTTTGGCAAGTGTATTGGCATAGCTTCCCATTTTGGCAAGCGCCTCATCGCTTTCGCCTATTTGAGGGCCTAAGCGTGAGAGTATGGTTTGAAAGGTAGCGAGGTTATCAGTAGCCGTACCTCCAAATTCTTTGGCAAGGTTACGAGCCTTTCCCCCAAGTTTATCCAAATCGTCTCCAGTAATACCGGTAATAGCAGCTACATCAAGTAATGATTTCTCATAGTCTGCTCCTACTTGTGCAGCTTCTGAAAACTTTTGAGTAATATTCAAAAATCCTTGTGAAGCTGCTTGCCAATCAATAGGTCGCATACTGGTTGCCAACTTATCCCACCCCTCTTTCATACTGCTTATGAAGTCTTTCCAAGTATTGTGCATACCTTCTGTGGCACGCCTCACATTCTCTTGTGCGGTGTGCAAAGGTTGCGATACATTGTCTTTGGCTTCAAAAATCCACGTTGTAGTGTGATTCACGGTTGCGGAATATTAGGGGTTAGACTATTTACTAATTTCGTTCAGTACTTCTACCAAAGCGCGTTTTACGGCTTGGTATAGGAGTTGTTCTTGGCACTTCATATTAAAGTCAAGGGCTTTAAAATGTTCCCGCCACTGAGTATCGTTCATCGTTTCAGGTGTCTGACCATTGGCACGGAGTAGTGCATCTATGCCTTCTATAAAGTCGTACGCTTCTAAGGAAAGGAGCGACGACTCTACACTTTTTTTAAGGCTACCTTTGAACTTTGTAATAGCTTGCTCAGCTCGGTAATCAGCCCCATATAGATGGAGGCATCATTTTCCATCCACTCCATATCACCATCCAGTACACAATTCTTTACCAGTGCCTCATTGGCCTTGTCTGGACTTTCTATATACTCTTTAGAAGTCACTAAGGCAAGTAGGTTTTTACTGGGTTTCTTTACCAAAAAGTAAGCGGGATCTTCACTGGCTTCTCCCTCTTCGGTAAAGGTAGTACCCGATGGATACACGGCTATTTCTCTTACCACATTAGGGTATTTAGCCTTGTAGTTTTCTATATCGGCTTCGGTATATTTTTTCATTTTAAACAGCTTTTAAAAGGTTATTAAATATTCCAGTCAATATGACTTACAATCAACTCAAACTTAATAGCAATAGAGCCATCTCCTTGCTTGATAGCCATTTCAGTACCTAAGAACTCCGCATTGCGTATCATATCTTTAATGATAAATCCGCTTGGCGCTTCATAGATGACGGGAATGTCGAAAGGTTCAATATCCTGTAGGCGGGTGCCCTTTGGTAGAGAACGATGTATGCCGTCTACTTCTTCTTTGAGAATAGTAATAGAAGCCTTTGCTTCATAGTTCTCCTCCGTACGCCCAACGGGAAAACCTCCCGCGCCCATAATATTCGACTTTTTGGTACTATCCGAATAGTTAATTTCGACAATACCTACCACATCACGTCCCAAAAGGTTGAAGGTTACACAATTCCAACCTTGTAGTTTCCCGAAGTGATTGATAACATTTGTATTCTTTGGCATAGTATAGTATTATAGATTAGAGGTTAAACCAATTTCGCCCTCAATAGCGTGTAGAATATCATCAGGCACCAGCCGTATTTTCACCTTTAGGGGCGTTTGCTCTGTTACCGTTTGCTTTGCGTCAATACTCACTGCATAGCCGCTAATCTCACCAGTTACTACCATTTGTCTTTCGATAGCTTTTCCCGCTAATTCTTGCAGGGAGGTAACAATACTGTCTTTAAGGTAGCCCGTTTGTGGGTTCTTTGGCAGCTTGCTTTTGATACGTGGTGAAAGAGTTTGACGCACCAAACGTGCTGCTTTATTCCATATCCTATTATTTTCAATATAGGTATAGTCGGATGATTTGCTCACACAGGTAGGAGAGTTTGAAAGAAAAAAGCCTGCCATATCGGCATATTGTCCTGCCAAAATATACCCTTTATCATTGAGTAGTTTAAGCTGCTCATTGCTAAGTTCTTCTGCACTTTGCCCCGTGGAAATACCTCCACTGATGTAGCGTTTTTTCCCCTCATCAGTAAGGGGATAGGTATTTCCTCCTTTGGCATTTTCGGGTTTTGTTTCAATATCCACCGAACCTAAGTTTTCACTCACATTGCGTACCGACAACATACCCAAAGCACTACCTACACTGGCGTGGTACTTGTAAGTCTCATCTATAGCGGCAATACCTCTGTCCTGAGCAATTATTACTGATACCTGTGGAGCATTCTTTTCTTTGAGGTCGGCAAAGTTATTTACTTCTAAGCCCTCTTTCCCTTTTCCTTCCACAAGTACAAAGTCTATCAGTATACCATCAGGTTTTACCGCTTCTACGACTTGGGTTTGTAGCTCCTCTACATCACTGGCAATGGTGGAGAGGTCATTGGTAAACCCAAAGAGCCCTACCCCTTTTACCTGCTTGTTAGCACGGATAGCTTTTACTATCTGAGTCGTACTATCCTGCATTTTACCTACCGCTACAGGTAGAAAAATGATTTGGCTCTCTGGCGCTAAGCGGAAGATTTCAGATAGGTGATAGTGAGTAAGTACTTTTTGATTGGCGTCCAAACTTTCAGTAATACCTACTGCTTCCGCATCCTTTAGCTGAATAAAAGATTTAGTCTCTCCATGTGTGAGTTGGGTGCCCGCTACGGCCATTGCAGCTACTACTAAAAACAAATTATCTTTAGTGGGAGCGGTACGCCCTAAACCTCCTTCAGCTTTTTTAAATGTAAATCCTTTGAGTTGTCCCATTTGTTATTCAGTTTTTTGTTCGTCGTCTTCTGTAGGCTCTCCGCTTTCTGTTTTTCCTTGTACAGTAGCTCCTTCTACTTTTTGGGGCTCTGTTTTACCCTCCTTATCTTTTTTGATTTGTGGTATCTTGTTTGACAACTTTACACTTTTGCTATTGTCAAAAGTATATACCCTGCTTTCAATAGTGGAGGCGTGGAGCTGAGCACGATTCTTTTCATAGAAGATTTGCCCATCTTCGGTGGCAAATACTTCTTCGAGGTCATTAGCTTGCATTACTTCTACAGCAATGACTAAGAGTTGGGTGTATGTTTTTGGATTTTCCATTGTTTAAATTGAGTTTAAAAGATTTTTAAATAAGGGGGTGGTCTTACGGGATCACCCCCGTCTATTAGCTACCACTGGTGATAGCTGCTGTACCTTCATCCTTGATAGCGACACAGACAAAGTGCATTTCAAAGCCTATGGTATGTTTGCGTCCTTCTGGGTTACTACTTTTCTCTCGAGCATAGCGAACGGCACTTCCTACGGCTTTCACGGTGTAGTTCTTGTGAAATACAACGGAGGCTTCTTTACCTTGCGCTACCGCTCCAAAGGCTTCTTTTTCACCGTTGTGGTAGGTAGGAGCATAGGTGCTCTCATAGATTTCAAAGCCGTAGTAGTTGCTTGCTATTTTTCCTCCATTGGCATCTTGGTAGCGAGTTTTAAAGGTCAAGTCCTCAATGAGTAAGTCGGCAATATGGTCTGAACAAAGAACCAATACACGACCTTTGCGAGGTACTTTTAGCTTATCCAATTGCTTTTTAAGACGAATCAAGTCCTTAGCGATAAGTCGTTTACGCCCTGTTCCGTCATCTTCTCCCGTGGTTGTGATTACGGGTGTTTTTGCCGTGTTTTTTTGTGGGGCGATAGAAACCAACGCGTGTTCTGCAGTTCTGTCTTCCAATGTTTCTCGGTGTTGTATTTGCACATCACTTACTTTTTCGTAAGGGAGAGCATAGAGTTCGTCTGTAGTTACTTCAGTGTTCTCTGTCTCATATTTGTGCAGTGTAATCACTACCTTTCCGTCTTCTCTTTGGTGGGAGGAGATAGGATAGACTGTGTTATCAATAAGCACCTTAGGGGCTACCCCTCTTACGGGTATCTTAATAACATCGTTACCTACCCATTCGTTTTTTGATTTTACGGCTTCGAGCCATTCGTTCTCATGTCTAAATTGAGTAATAAGCTCCGTTACGGCGAGCTCATTCTTTACTGGTAATGTTTCACTTCTAATTGGCATTTTCTACTTGTTTTTTTGTTGATACATAGCGTTGAGTTCTTTTACCTTTTGAGGGTCTGAAACCATTAGTGCGTCTAAGGCGTCAGGATCCTTTGTTAGGTAATCTTCCATTGTCCAAGTGCTTCTGTCCTCTACAGCACTTTTAGCAGGAGTGATAGTTTGTGAGGCAGGTCGAGGAGTCTCTATTGCCTCTAAAAGGGTAGCCGTTTTAGCATAGTCGGCCTCTGCCAAGCCTACATACAAGTCTTTTTTGTCGGCAGTAATCTTCTTGTCGAAGATAGCTTTATTGACTAATTTCTCGGCTCTATCCTTAGCCTCTACCGCTCTCTTTGCCTCTTGCTCTTTAAGAGCTTGGATACGTTCTTTAATTTGCTCATCGGTGGCATCTGAGGCCATTCCAAGAGCGGAAATAAGGGTGTCTCTATCCATTTTTTCTATATTTTTTGAATTGATTACTTTGTTAGGCTTAGGCAAGCTCTTACATCCGCAAGCTTGCATCATGGCTACAGTCTCTGTAGTGATTTCAGGCTCTCCGTCCACAATCTCTGATATAAGCCCTATTTCTTTTGCCTCCATAGCATTGAGCCAGTAGTCCTGCTTCCATAGCTCATCTATATCTTCGGAAGTCTTTCCAAAGCGTTTGGCATAGACCTCTTTGTATTGCTCTGTTACATTCTCCAAGTGCTTTAAGTCTGCCCGCATCTGATCTATATTACCATAGAACTCTGTAATAGGCTTGTGTATCATAAATTGGGAGCTCTTATAGGCCTTAGCTGGGAAATGAGCCATAATGTAGGTGCCTGCTGAGGCTACCAATGCGCCTGTGCTAATAGTTACACTTTTAAGGCGTTTGAGTTGGTTTACAATTTCGGTAGCTTCATATACCGAACCTCCCGCGGTATTGAGATATACCTCAGCAGAGGTGA